AAGATTTATAATGAAAAACATAATATTCAAACTATCACTCAATTCTTTGTAAAGAAATAAATAAAAATAATAAAATAATTCTATTATTTTTTTATGGTGAGGGGTTAATTTGAAAATTATTAAAAGACATATTACTAGATGGATCAAAAAATTCTTGATATATGAGAGGAACACTTAAAGAATAACTCAAGGTTGGATTTATATTATTATTGGAAATATCACTAACTAAGTTTTCTAATATTTCATTAATACCATTTGATACATCTTGAGCTAAATTTTCATTTAAATATGTATTCAATAGTTGAGATTCTGTACTTGTATTGTTCTCATTATTATTATTTGAGGATTCAGAACTAGTTGGAGAATTAATAATACTAGTATTTATAATAGGTCTAGAACTGTTTAAAGATTCTGATGATGAATTACGAGAACTTGATATACTTCTAATAGGTTCTTCAGTATTTTCTTCAACATAATCACGAATATCAAATCGGCAAACCGGACAACGAACATTTTCAGAAAACCAGTTCATTAAAGGTTCTTTTTTAAATGTATGTTTGCAATGTAATATTTCACATAGTTCATCCCCTTCTTCAAAATCTTCCATAGTTATGTAACACCTTGAGTTAAATATTTCACTTCCATTACTATATGTAAATACACGAGTTGCATGTTGTATTTCTTCATTAGAAGGACGAACAATTACATTTGTTAAGTCAGGACCTAATCCACCAAAAAAATGTCTTGCATCAAGTGGTGACCTCAATCTTGGACTAATTAAAGTTGGTAATGACCTACGAATATTTCTAGATATATCACTTATACCAAAAACACTTCCTTGCCTAACATAATTATTTTCTCCTGTGTTTTCAAAAGGACGATTATTTCTTAAATTGTTGAAAGATGGAGAACTTCTATAGCTTTGATTAAATGAATTTACAGTATTATTAATAACTTGATTCCTTCTTCTTTCATTTTCCAATCTTCTATGAAGTTCTTCTCTTCTTCTTGTTTGTTCATTTCTAAGTAAATCAATTAAACTAAACATATTCAAACTAAAAAAAGACATAGTTTCTTGATGTAATCTCATAACTGATAAATAATCTGTTAAAATATTATTTGTATAATTTAATAACAAATCATCATTATTTTCATTCGAAACATTTCTTTGTTGATTTCTTTGATTACTTTCATTTCTTCTTTCCATATCTAATTCTATTTGTTCACGAAGATTACGAAAAATTGATTCAAAATTATCCATTATATTAATTAATATAAAGATATATTTAAATAACTAATAATGGAACTTAAAAAATATGAACGATTAGGATTTATTGGATTAGAAAATTTGGGAAATACATGCTTTCTAAATTCTTGTCTTCAAGTATTAAGTAATACATATGAATTAAATACTCTTCTAGATAAAGTTAAAGTAATAGAAAACGATAAAAATAAAAATGATTATCTTATGTTTAAAGAATGGCTTAATTTAAAACAAACCATGTGGAGTGGAAACGGCACTGTTTCACCTAAAAGATTTGTATTAAAACTAAAAGAACTCGCAGTTTTGAAGAAAAGAGACTTATTTACTGGTCATTCACAAAATGATTTACCTGAATTTTTGTTATTCTTTATGGAATGTATTCATAATTCTATATCTAGAAAAGTATTTATGAATATAAATGGAAATACTGAAAACGATACCGATAAACTAGCTATCGTTTGTTATAAAATGTTAAAAGATAATTATAGTAAAGATTATTCTGAAATAATGGATATGTTTTATGGTATTTATGTATCTGAAATCAAATCATTACAAACAAAAAAGCAAGAAAGCCTTACCCCACAACATTATTTTATACTTGATCTTCCTATTTTTGTAAATGGAGAAAAACAAATGGTAGCTTCCAATTTGTATGGTTGTCTTGATTTATTTACACAGCCTGAATATTTAACAGGAGATAATGCTTGGTATAATGAAAGAACAAAAAATAAAGAAGATATTCAAAAAAGAATCATATTTTGGAATTTTCCTAATATACTTATTATTACCTTAAATAGGTTTAGTATTGATGGATTAAGACGAATTAATAAATTGGTTGATTTTCCTATTGATAATTTAGATTTAACAAAATATGTTCATGGTTATAATAAAGAATCCTTTGTCTATGATTTATATGGAATCTGTAACCATATGGGTAGTCTACAAGGAGGACATTATACAGCATTTGTTAGGAATTATGCTAATCAATGGGTATATTATGATGATGAAACAAACGAAAAAGTAAAAGACCTATCAAAATTAGTTACTCCTAGTGCTTATTGTTTGTTTTATCGTAAAAAAAATACCTAATTATAATATAAAATGGATAACGAAAATAATAACTCTACCGGAGATTTAGAAAATAATACTGAAAATAATATTCAAGATAACAACGAAAATATTCAAGATAGTAATGTTGATACTTCAAGTCAGGATTTTCAAAATATGTTAGATTCTGTTTTTAATCAAAACAATTTAATTTTTGTAGGTTGGTTTGTTGGTGTCTATCTTGTGGTATATTTAGGACTTGGTATTTTTTATAAGAAAAAAGGCGAAGAATCTTCTTTTAAAAAAAATGCAAAGAAAATAGTTGATTTCTTATTTGTTATTTTACTCGTTTTTATGTTAATCACTTTTTTTTATTTATTATCAAAAGATGAACAAAACCAATATACAGAAGATATTTATAATACAATTATAGCTTATCTCGATAATCCTTATTCACTTCTACCTATTATAGCTATTTTAATTGCGTTTTATGTCGTTATTTATTTATTTAGAATACCTCTTGATGAAAATAAACCATTCTCTGTTTCTTTTATTGAAGGATTACTTTGGGTTACTTTAGTGATAATTGTTCTTGTGCAATTCTTTAAGCAAGTTTTTAATTTATCTTTACTTGATTTTGTAAATGAAATGAAAGAAACCACACAAGAGATTAGTGAAGAAGCTAGTGAGATTGAAAATCAAGTTCAAGAAGTTGTTTCACAAGATGAAGTCTTCCATGTTAATAATAATAAATACACATATGATGATGCTAAGGCCATTTGTAAATCGTATAATGCAGAATTAGCAACTTATCAACAAGTAGAAAATTCTTACAAAAACGGTGGTGAATGGTGCGGTTATGGTTGGTCTCAAGACCAAATGGCTTTATTTCCCACTCAACAATCTACTTATGATAAATTAAAAGAACATGGTCCCGAAGTTCAACATAATTGTGGAAGACCTGGTGTTAATGGTGGATATATTACTAACCCATATATTAAATTTGGAGTAAATTGTTTTGGAAAAAAACCTGACGCTTCTGATAGTGATATGGCTAGATTAACAGCTAACGAAGATGCTTTACCTCAAACTGCCGAACAAAGAGAACTTCAAGCTAAAATAAATTACTGGAAAGAAAATGCTGCCGAGCTTTTACAACTTTCTTCTTTTAATAAAGATAAATGGAGCAGACATGACTTTTAATTCATAACTATTTATAAATATATTTATGAATTCATGCGCTTTTCTATTTTTTTTAACATATCATCTTTATAAACAAAATTACCTGAAGGTTTATATTCATCTATTGGAGTATATTCTTTTTTTGCCTTATTATTTTGATTCTGCTGTGTTCCATCATTTAATAACTTGCTTGTAGGATCTTGTTCATTTTGTTCATCCAATTCTTCTTGATTTAATATGTTTCCCTTTTCATCAACTACTATACCTGTTTTCCTCTTTATTTCATTACGCACATAGCTAGGAACATGATTTTTCCAAGTTATAAACAATGTGTTTGGATGCATATATTTCACTTCAAAACCATTTTCCTCTAATTTTACAACCAAGAATCCAATACAATCGCCTTGATTATATAGAGGTTCTCCAAATAAATATTCTGGAACTTGATAAAAAATAAATTTTTCTTTTTTATTTCTACCTGTATGTTGAATTCTTTTGTGAATTCTATTTAAAATTTTGTTAAATATAGATAACTGTTTTAAATCTTTTTGTTGATTCTTTTCAAATAATTCATCTATATTTACATTTTGAACTCTATCATTCTCATCACTAAACAATATATTTGACATAATTAATATGATACTAGAAAAAACATAAAAAAATACTACTTATTTTTTTATGGAAAATACAGAAAATAAACTTATTGAACATATTGTCATCTCTGGCGGAGGAATTATTCTATTCCCCTTTTACGGCTATATTCGTGATTCTGCTAAAAAGGGCTTGTGGGACCTTAAAAATATAAAATCTATTTATGGAACTTCTGCAGGCTCCTTACTTGCTACTATTATTTTACTCAATATGGAATGGGATGTTATTGATGATTATATTATTAATCGTCCTTGGAAACATATTTTTCAGATCCAAATTGAAGAATTTTTTTCTATACTTGACAAAAAAGGATTAAAAGATATTGACTTTATGAAGAAAATATTTCAACCTATGTTTGAATCTAAAAACATTCCATTAGATATTACCATGAAACAATTTTATGAATTAAACAATATTGAATTACATATTTTTGCTACTGAAGTTATGAAATTTGAATCTATAGATATCAATCATATTACTTACCCTGATTGGAAATTAATCGACGCTGTTTATGCATCATGCTGCATACCTATTATTTTTTCACCCTTATGTATTGACAATAAATATTATGCTGATGGAGGATTCCTAAATAATTTTCCTGTAAATACTTGCATGCTTCAACAATCATGCGAACCTTCTAATATGCTTTTATTAGATATTGATGTTCAATCACCAGACCCTCAAAATGAATTCTCTTTTTTTGACTTTTTATTTACTCTTTTTGTTAATATATTTAAAATTCTTTCTAACAGAAAAAATATTCCTATTTTTAAAAACACTATTCGAATTAATATGTCTGAATCTTCACTAAGTAAAATTAATACTATTATTGAATCTGCAGAAACAAGGCGAGAACTTATTCAAGAAGGAGCTAATTTACTCGCTTAACATAATATTTACAAAACTCTCTAAAGATGTTGATGTAATTTTAGAATCAAATTCTACTACTTGATTATCTTTCAATAATTTCACTGTTGGAAATGATTCTATATTATATTGATTCATCATGGTTGCTACATTTGTATCATCTTCATCTGTGCAATCTACATTTACACATTTTATTTCATATCCATTTATTACTCTTCCTGAATTTTGACTCTCAAATGTATCCCATTCTGGTTTAGCTGTTTTACAATGAGGACACCAAGACACATTAAAAAATAATACTTCTGCTTCTGTATTCCTTCTATTTGCATTTGCAACATCGCTAAAACGCTTCTTCTTTTCTTGCTCGTTTCTTTGTCTTAAATAAAGAACAGCTACAACGATTAATATTATTACAATTATTATTGAGATGATTAACAGTAAATAAGGACGAATATACTTTGAAACTACTGCTGATAAACTGGCCATATATATAACTCTAACAAATAAATTCTTTATTTTTATCGAATTCTTTTTTTTATCTATTTAATATAAATGGTTTCAAAAAAAAATAATACTAGAAAGAGCTCTTGTGTATATGATTCTAATGATTTTAATGACAAAAATGGTATGCTTACTACTATTTGGGGTCCTGGTATGTGGCACTTTTTACATACTATGAGTTTTAACTATCCTAATCAACCCACTAAAATACAGAAGAAACAATATAAGGATTTTATTATTAGTTTGAAACATATTTTACCTTGCGGAAAATGTAGAGAAAATTTAGCTACTAATTTTAAAATTATGCCTCTTAAAGCAAAGCATATGAAAAATAGAGAAAACTTTTCAAAATATGTATATGACTTACATGAACTTGTTAATAAGCAATTAGATAAAACTTCCGGTCTCACTTATGAAGTTGTTCGTGAAAGATATGAACATTTTAGAGCTAGATGTGTTTTTCCTAATAAAAATAAAACAAAAAAGAAAAGTGATAAAGGCTGTGTTGTTCCACTTTATGGAGAAAAAGCTAAATGCGTTTTGCATATTGTT